GAATCACCGCTGACGTATAGTTCGGATATTTGACCATAGTCACCGTCCAGCCCTTCGCATACTTGCCGGTGCCGCCGAACTTCGCCCGTGATTCATTCCGAAGTGCGGTCACGCCCTTCTGGGCGACCTTCTTCTTGATTTCGTCAACGTTCTTCGCGACGTCTTCACCGTATTCCTTCAGGATCTTGTCGATCTCTGCGCCAAGTCTGTCAGGGGTTATTCGTGTTCCCATTTGTCCCGCCTTTACGTTCAACGTATAGTTCAAGCGTATCATCACGCCTTAGGTATGTTCGATACACAGAAAAGCGTTCGTTCTTGTATTCGATTATGGGTTCACCTTCATAGTCAGCATTGAACACCCTGAATCTGAATTCAGGGTTCAGACCATTTCGACCGCCTTCGAAGAATTCTGACGCCGTGATTGAATCGACCTGACAGAAGATCTGTCTTGACGTTTCAGATTCGCGCCAGACACCGAAGTCGTCCTGTGTCCTTGTGATTGCTATGAGGTTTATTACGTCCGATCTATCCATGTCGTATACCCCGAAGCCATTGACAACTGCGCCTTCTGTTCGTCATAACTTGCCTTCAGTCTGTCATAGTCGTCAGGTTCACCGAAGTTCACCTTGCAATATGTGATTATTGCCTTCTGACAGATTGCGTCCAGTTCGTCAGGCAATACGACGCCCGCGATCCCCAGATCTAACTTCGCCGCGTCGATCAGGTCGTTCAACTCTGAATCGAACGCGTCCGTTGTTATTCGAAGCGCAAGTTTGACTTTATCTAACATTCCTTTTTACCTCTTTTTCCCGTCTTCGGAACGGGTTTCTTGTCTTCGGTCTTCGCAGCTTCAGGCGCGGAAACAAGTCCGCGCCCGACAAGGTCTTTCGCCCTGTTTTCATCAACGTCGATCATTGTTCCCGCTTTGTGGGTGATCCACGGTGTTTTTTTATCTGCGAAGTCTTTTATGACTTTAACCTTCATGCGATCAGCCGGCAGCGGGTGCAGTGATGTTTACGAAGGCGCCACAAGCAACAGGGGCCACTGCAACATATACCTTACCCAGAACTTCAACAAGGTCTTCCTTCTTTCTGGTAAGGGTGTCGAAGGTGTACTCGATGTCCTCACCGTTCGGGAAGTTTGCGATTGCGCCCTGACCGAAGTCACCGACGATTGCGTATACGTCGTCCTCACTTGCGTCAGCGTAAGCGGGAAGTGAATTGTTGAAGTGTACGTCAAGACCCTCAAAAGGATCTACTGCAAACTGATTTGCGTACTGTGCAGCCTTGAAAGCTGACCATGTAGCCTTGTTCATGATAACAACGGGGTTCGTTGCTTCGTCAGAAAGCTGACCCAGTGCGGTCGCAACGGTTCCAACTGCGGGCGCTGCCTTAACAACGGCTGCGGAAGGTGTAGTTGAAGTTGCGGTTGTAGGAAGTGCGGCGATCAGGGTGATAAGCTGATCGGCGATCTTCTTCACGATTCTATAAGCTAACTCGTCATAGATATAACGAACGAATGCTTCGCCACGAAGGGACATAACCTCATCACTGAATGATTTCCACTTCTTAACGTAAGCGGGTACAAGGGTGACGATACCCTCAAGAAGTTCTTCCTCATCAACTGCGCCAGATCCTTCAGTGTGAACGACTGCGTCAGTTCCGCTGATCTCGAAGTTGACCTTCAGGTTTCCCTTCAGTTCAACACGGTTCACAAGTGACATGATGTCGTTGCTATCCCATGCGGTCTTGATGATGTCATAGACAAGTTCGGGTGCTGCGATAGTGCCGCCTGAAACATTCTCTGTCAGAAGCGGGTCAACGGTTCTTAACTCTGTATCGTCGCCGGTCTTCAGATACTCTGCGTATGCGTCGATGTACTCTTTTGAATTTCTTATCTCTGCGATGTCTTTCATTGTGTTTCTCTCCTCTACAACGGGCGCTTCAACTATTTCGCCCGCGCCATTTGCGACTGCGGTTCTTATCTCTGCGCGCTTTGCTTCAGCGTCTTTGCGTGCTTCGATCTCTGCCTTGATTGATCTGACTTCTTCGGTCAGGGCGTCAAGGTCTGCGCCTTCGGTTTCAACTTCTTCGGCGATCTGTGCTTTTCTGGCTTCAAGTTCGTCGATAGTCATGTCTTTCAGTTCCATGATATTGATTCCTTTCCTTAAATTTCGCATAACAACTTGATTTTCTTACGCTTGTTGTCAATCTCACGCAGTTCGGCTTTTGCACTTTCCAGTGATGTCTTCGCACTTTCCAGTGCATCAGACAGACCGCGCGCCTGAATCGACGTCTGATCGTAAGCGGGGAACGTGACCGCGGAAACCTCAAACACTTTTGAAAAACTCAAAATGTGCCTTGTCGGGTGTTCACTGTCAAGGTCTTCCCATTTATCTCGATCAACGACAAACATGAACGACATTCCTGAAATGTCGCCACGCTTGACCGCTGAATAAAGATTTCGCGCTTCAGAATTGTTTTCTGTGTCAAGATCCACCCTGATCGTCATTCCGACATTCGGAACGACTTCAAGCTGCATTGTAGAATTCGCGTTATTATTCCGCGAACGTGCAAGCGGGACCATATCGGTGTTATGATTCACCAAAAAACGCACGTCACGAAGATCTGTTTCGTTCAGTGCGCCGTCGTCAATGATTTCTGTATACCAACCCAAGTCAGTCGGTTCGTTATAAACAATAGGCTGACCCGTCAGGAACGTTCCGCGTTCTTCGTTCTGTTCGGCCCTGACTTCGAATTCGAACGATCTGATTTCTTTACTGTTCATCGTTGCTCTCTCCTTCAACAATCTTTTCCGTCGCGTTCCAGTATTCCCCGCGAATGATATATTCCTGACCTTCGCCGTTTGGCAAGGGTGACAGATTCCAGATTTCACGAACTTCATCGCGGTTCAAGATTCCGCGATCTGCAAGCTGACTTGAAACGTTCAGTTTTTCCTGATTCGACATATACTGAAGCCGGTTCGCAGTAGCCAGAACATAATTGTCACGGCCCTGTTCATTGAATGTGAATAACATTCTGGTCATGACTTCTGAAAACTGGATCGCGAACGGTTCAACGGCGCCTTCATAAAAGGCCGTCCACTTGTCGCCATACGCACGATTCCGAAGAATATCTTCGTTCACCATAAAATAGTCATACACGCCGTCGCGAATGTATTCCATTTGCTTATCATCAATCACCCACGGATCTGATTTGACCTGATTGATGTTCGTGTATGTATTCGGGAATAAAAGAAGGCCGCCGCCTTCAGCTTCTTGTGAAAAATTTTCTTCCGTGAACCGCTTTCTTTCTTTTGCAAGGTCTTCTGACTTGCTGAAATTGTTCACTTGTGCGTAGAACCTATATGTCGCGGCGCTTTTGACGCCTTCTTTTATCCCTTGATTCTGTATGTGAATCAGTTCCATTGTCGGAAGAAGTGATTCGTTGTTTTCACCGAACAGATCACTTCTGAACTGGAACTTCGTCATTATTCCGCAATAGTCAAGTTCGATTGCTGCCGTGTCGCCGTGTGCGAATTCGTAACGCAGATACGCCGTGTCGCCATACTGAACGACCTTACACCGTGTCGGAAGTGGTGCGTATATCCCAGACACCTCACCAAAATCGTCATACACGGGACATATGAACGCAGTGTTGTGAACGTCAAGGATCGTCGAAAGCCTGTAAAGGAATTGCGACCATGTCTGAAACTTGTTCGGGCCTTTCTTCAGCTTGTTTCGAAGTGCGGGTTTTGCCTGACCCATGACTTCGACCTTCAACTTCGATATGTGAACGGCGCGGGCGTTTATAGCTGCGCGGATAAGTTGCGATTCGTACACGCCGCCGGTGTAGCTTGTGAATCTGGGTGTGTACCCGTTCAACATTTTGAATTCGCCCGTATACTGGCCCGCGGGTTTCGGCGCCTTTTTGAATAGTGTGTCAAACAGTCCCATGTTTTAATTCCTTAATCTGTCCCCGATTTCTTCAAACCACTTCTGACGAACACAGAAGGCGTCAGCCAGTGACGCGGTTCCGTCAATGTGCATATTCGGTGATATTTTGACCAACTTTCCGCGACCACGTTCGGTGTTCATTTTGATCGCAGAATTCAGAAGGTGTATTTTCAATAGGTCATTGTCACCGATGTGAACTTTCCCGTCTTTTATAAGTCCTTCCATTTCCTGAAGGACACCATACAAGTTATCGCCCTGATATACGTCGTCGCACCTGAAACCGTATCGTTCCAGATCCTGAATCAGATAATTCGCAGACCAACGGTCATAACCCGTCATTAAGGGTAAAATCTCATATTCTTCGACCAATGAAGTCAGCCAATTATAGCAATCGTGATAATCGACGAAGTTATCACCCGACAGTTCCAAAAAACCGCGCTGAATGTATATGTTATACGGAACCCCGTCAACTGCGATCGCTTCGTCAATCTTTTCTGTCGGTAGCCAGAACTTCGCGAAGACATACAGTTCACCGTTCCGTTCGATCACCACTGTCGCAGCCGTCAGGTCGTTCACTTGTGACAAGTCGATTCCGGCGACGCAATAAGACGACCTGAAGTCTTCAAGTTTCAGCGCCGGCCCTGTCATTTTCTCAATGTATTTCGATTCGATCCATGCAAGTGACGAATTCTGTTTTAGATTGCAATACTTTGTGATGAATTCAGCTTTCTTCGAAAGTGAACCTTCAGCGATCGCGATTTCTTCAAGCATAAAATCAACACTGACGGAAACACCCAGATTCGGGTTCGACTTCCGCAGTTCGTTGATGTCGTTCCACTTGTCGATGTCGTCGACCATATACAAGAAGGGCAGAAGACGACGTTCCTTTGAATCACCCATAAGGAACCGCGTCGCCCTTTTCATCAATTCGTCATATATCGAATCGTTTATATATCCAGAAGTCGTACACGACAGAAGAAGACCTTCTTCCCTTGCACCCATAGCCGACTTCATGACTTCATACTGTTTCAGGCCCTTGTCGCCTTCCCACGACGCGATTTCGTCGCAGATACACAGTGACGGGTTGAAACCGTCTGACTTCTTTGCGGAAAACGCGATCTTCTTGACGGTCGAATTTGTGGCGTTCACACACAGATCAGACTGACGATGTCTAGGAAGGTCTGAATCGTCCATGATTTTCATGTTGTGCGCGTCCCTGACAGACAGTTCTTCTTTTCGCTTCTGGTATTCAGGATCTAAAAGAACCATTTGCCATATGTTGTTATAAATAATATCGGCCTGATCTAACTTCGGCGCGATGTTGTAAACCTTCGCACCGAACCCGCCTTCTTGTAACCAGATATATTTAGCGATCGCCGCAGCCAGTAAAGACTTTCCGTTTTTTCGACCTATAACAAGAAGAACTTCATGAAACTGTCGACAACCGTTTTTGTCAACAATTCCGAACAGTGCTGACAAAAAAGCCTTTTCCCACAGTTCCAGTTTGAAGTTATTCGGCGCAAGTCGGCCTTCAGTGTGAAAACAATGTTCTTCGATCCAGTCGATCGCGTTGTTCGCCTTCTTCTGGTCAAAGAAAAAATCGTTCTGTTCAAGTCCATGAATGAGATATTCAACGATTATTCGAATGAACCGGCCTACCGTGATCGAATTATTTTTAATTCCCTGATAATAGGTGTAAATATAATTGTCTTCGGTTCGTTTTGCCACAAGTTCGGTCTACTCTCTCGATTTCTGTATTTTCGTAG